TGAATACTATTTCATGAATAAGTTCCTCAATCCGGTGTGTGATCTCCTTGAACCACTTTTTGAAGACCCGAAGGAAGAAATTTTCGGTGAATTGCTGACCAAAATTAAACCTAAAAGAAGACCAAAAAAGAAAAAAGAGACACCTCTCGACGAACTCCCATTTAAAAATTAGGCGCTATACTGTAATAAGGGTATGCGGGTTTCTGATAATTTAAACAGGGTATTCAATGATGAGGTAGAGAAAGCATGCCATGAACGCATGTTAATTTATGTGCAGTCCATATCTTCTATTCATAAGATACCACTCAAGCTTTTACTACGAGATATGCCGAATCCAGGTGGGTATTGTTTAGGTATTAAGAAGGGCGGACAACCTTGTACGAGAAAGGCGAGCCAAGATGGGTTTTGTTTATCGCATGCAACATCTAGCAAACTTCATGAACCCGTGAACGTAAATAAGACTGTATTGAGACACAATCACACATTCCCACCTCTATTTAAACTTGGGTGTCCCGCGTGTGAAGCTTCATCTAGTAACCAATTTAGAGATTTGAAACTTATGATGTAATATGAAGAAATCGGATATCCTACTAAATTCAATCGATGCATTTTATGGTACCCCCGAAAATGGAAGGACGCTCTCGCAAATTCTTTCAAAGACGGGTGGTATCTCCCTTAGAAATTTGGAGTGGTTCATCACGAACTATTCCAAGAAAACGAATTTGATGTATAAAACAATCGATGGCAAGATTTTCAGTGTACACTGTGCTTATAAATCAACTCTCGACGGATATAGCAAGAAATTGTTCGACCCATTTTGTCGATCAGATAAAATTTCGTATAAGATACCAGGAACAACTGATGAAATCAATACGACTGTTGCACAGCTCAATTTCATCAAATGGTGTATTAAGAATGGTATTATTTCTTATATAAAAGAGCACAAAGACTCTCTATTCGGGAAATGATGCAATCATCATGGTTCCACCATCTTGTTTCAAAACAATTTCATCCCCGCTCATTAAATCCCCTGTACCGTATTCACCTATGTTAGCTGAATACGATAAAGGTTCGACTCTTGTACTGAGATACCCGTTTTCAAATGTGAGAGTGGTATAGGTTGAGTAGTATATATGACACGTGAATTCTTCGTTTGTACCGTGATACGGGTTAAGAGTACATTCGAGAGTGGTTCTATTGTTTTTGATATTAGTAAAGTCGAGACTCCCTGATGGATCTACGTTACGTGGATTCATAGAAAAGCTATATGTGTATATATTTCTGGGCGTCCCATGGAATTTGTGATTTAATGTGGTGAGATACCTGTAATAGTGTGAATCTGGATTGTTTATGTTTGGTAAATCTTCACCGTTTATCGATAGTTTTGCGTTTATTGCTATGTCATTTGATACTGAATCGTTTGCTTTCGTGTATGATGGGAGTGGTGTAAGATTGAAACGATTGTGATAATAGTGTGTGTTTTGGGTAAGTTGTGCGCTATTAGTTAATACCGAGGCGTTACTCGCAATTGTTTCATCTTCAAATAATTTGTTTCTGAAGAAGAAGTGGAGTGTTTTCACCCGACCCTGTGGAGCAAGTTCAATTTTGAATTTGTCCTTACCGGGTTCTGTATCGGCTTTGGGATGTGTGTTAAATATATCGGTTATCATTTCATACTTAGAAGACATGTAAAACAGTCTTTCTTCTTGAGTGACTACTATTTCTTCTGTCACTATATCAAAACTGGATAAAGTTAAATCTTTACCGAGTTGGGTAGTGGCATCGTAATACGGCTCATCCGTAAAAAATGTTTGTGGTCTGAATTCTATATCGAACTCAAGCTTTTGTTTGTTCATAGCACACAAAGGAAAGTATGGGCGATTGTGAACGTTTGTCTCGTAATCCGAAGACTCATACCTTCTTGAAAAAAAGAATGGTATAGGTACATAAACAAATGTTTCATTGAGTCTTAATAGTTTGAGTTGATTTGATAATATCGTTTCTCGGTTTAAAAATCTATTATCTGTGTAATCTCTACTAATGTGCTCCGCGTGATCCAAATATAATTCATCATAAATGAATCCTATGTCATCTTTGTATATTTCAATGACGGTTTCGTCTACGCGCATTGTGATACTTTTGAACAAGTGTTTGCCCACTTTATCGGCATAATTATAATCTGTATTCGATAGACCTGGTAACTTTATTCGTATGTACATGTTGCACAAAAGATCCCCCATATTCATTGGATTAAATGACGCTTTCACGGTTTCGCCAAATGGCCATTTTGGTGAAGCATTAGATGGCTTGTTTATATTAAAACTCCTATGAAACTTTCTAAATTCAGAGTGTTGCCTTGGATCATATTTAAAGAGTGATTCTTTGTCTAGAAGATATGTGTCCTGACCACCTATAGCAGTCAAACAAAGTGAGGCACCCGTGTCTGGTCCGGATCTATCACACATACTACTTATTGCTTATATATTTTTAAATCCGATTTCCACATGTCCAAGTGTGCGGTCGCATCCAATATTTTCAATTCTTCAGTCGCTTTTCGTGTATCTTCCATGAGTGATTGTACAGCCTCTTTCGTGTATTGGTATGTCTTAATGTTGAGCAAATAGTCGTATGACCCATCAATTGTATCGTATGATTTTGAAATCTCACTTTCGAGATCACTCTTCTTTCTCTTGAAGACAGTGATACGTTCATTAATCACCGCATCCACGAAACGAGACATATTCTCAAGCTTCTTGGCTTTCTCTTTGAGAACGGCGATGAGATGTTCCTTTCGTTTCTTGTATGTGTGCATTCTCACTTCGATGAAATCGACCAAAATGTCTTCTGGACTTTCATATTTCTTGATACCCTTGGTCGGATGAAACAGGTGCATGTTACTCACGTGAAACGATTTTTGGAGCTTAAAATCTTTGATGAGATTCTTCCCTCTGTATCCCGTGATTGTGAAATCCACATTTTCGGTCGTACTGTTATTCACGAATCCGGAGATGACCTTTTTCTCTGTGAGTCCATCCAAATATTCCTTGTAGTCCTGTGTCCAACGCCCCGGTGGAAGTTCTGTAATCTTGAGATTCGTTCCCGTGCTGTTGCCTGACCATACACCCTCTGTAATCCAAAGTCCATCCTCATTCTTGAAAACACGACCCTTGAACTTGTCAAACCACGGTTTCATCTCCTTGAGAGACTGTCCAGAAATAGCTCGTTCTATGTTCTCACAGATGTCCTTTGGATTAAATGGTGGAACGTAGCAACTGAATCCAGTACCGATGCCCTCTGTTCCATTGATGAGAACGGTCGGTAAAATCGGTACATAATATTCAGGTTCAATCGGACGCCCATCGTCGTCAAGGTATTTGAGTACCGCATCATCCCGTGAATCGAAGAGTTTTCTCGAATCTTTCGTGAGCTTCGTAAAGATGTACCTCGTTTGGCTCGCATCTTTACCACCCATGAGTCTCGTACCGAACTGACCACACGGTTCGAGGAGATTGATATTGTTTGAACCCGTAAAATTGTGTGCTAATTTTACGATCGTATCTGCGAGAGACACCTCCCCGTGATGGTACGCCGATGTTTCTGCGACATACGCAGCCAACTGCGCAACCTTCATTTCATTCGTCAAATTCTTCTTGAAGCACGAGTACATGACCTTTCTTTGAGAAGGCTTGAGACCATCACACACGTGTGCGATGGATCGCTTCAAATCCGCAAGACTGAAATTTACCAGATCCTTGTGAATGAATTCTGTGATATTGATTCTTTCAACGTTTCCATATGGGATTTCAAGCTCTGAACTCTCCTTTTCGGTGCTTTCTAAGAGCCACGTCTTACGAGAATCAGCCTTTGTTTTATCAAATGCGAGTACCACGGAATCATCCGTCTTTTCATCCGTATCAAACTTGACCGTGAGCTTTTCAATATTCTTGAAATACTCTCTCGCTTCGGCAGATGTAGAGGTACCGAGACCCTTGTAATACTTAATCTTCCATCCAGACTTTCCATTTCCATACCATAGTCTAAACATAGAATCGGTGTAAAACGACATTGTTTGAGACCCTTTGGTCGCTTTGATGATAGGCGTGACCATACTCACCACAAAATTTAGGTCAAGTAAACTCGGCCAGAAGTAATGAATCATGTTGAGCACGAGACCCTTGATGTGACTCCCATCGGTATCGGCATCAGTCATAATCATGAGTCTACCATATCGGAGATCATTGAGTGACGTATATACCTTTTCTTGTTGCAAACCAAGAATCTTTTTGAGATCACTGAACTCCTTGTTCTCTGTGAGTTGTTTGACCGACGCGTCTCTCACATTCTTACACTTTCCTCGAAGTGGAAATACGCCATAATAATCTCTTCCAACCACCGAAAGACCGGCGACCGCGAGAGACTTAGCGGAATCACCCTCTGTGATGATGAGCGTACACTTTTCAGATTGTTGCGTCCCCGCCTTGTTTGCGTCATCCAACTTTGGGATACCAGTTATTTTAGACTTTCTCGCGCCATCAGTCTTTTGAAGCTCTTTCAGTTCCTTGAATTTGGAGAGTGCCATCAATTCCGATTGAACATTCGT